GAATGCGCCCTCGGCCAGTGGGTTGTTGAGGCCAACCAAGCCGCGACTGATGAACATCCCAGGCCCGGCGCCATGCCGCATCCACTGGACCCCCAGCTTGGCGGCCTGCGCGATGACGCGGTTGCTGAACGACGAGTTCGGCGTCGGGAACAAGCTGGCCGCCGATCCCGCTCCCATCAGCGCAATCTGCTGGCGGTTGCTGTCCATCTCGCACAGCAGCACGCCGTCATCGGTCAGCGCACCCATGCTGTTGTGGCTGGCACTGTGCTGCGCGATGTCCCAGGTGTTCGTGCCGTACAGGCCCTGCAACCGCGCGACATCGGCCGCCGTCAGCAGGTACTGAGGCGACGATGGATTACCGTTGGCGCTGGGGATCGCCGCATAGCCGATGCCGCCCAAGCCGTACTTGGCCATGATCTGCTGCGCCACCGACAGGCCCGATCCCTGGATGTCGAAGCCGATGGTCACGCGCGGCTTGTCCCGGCCGCCGTAGAAAATTCCCTCGACCCACAGCCGGCAGTTGTTGCTGACGACGCTCATGTCGATGGCGATGTAATTCGGGGCACCGGCCGCGAAGTCGAACCCGCTGCCCACCACCGTCCAGCACGTCGTGCTCGACCCGCTTGACTCGAAATCGACCGAGCCATTCGGCGCCGCACCGGCGCCAACTGGCTCGCCGGTGTGGCACAGCAGCAGGTTCCAGCCCTCGCGCAGATTCGTGCGAGGCACAGACCAGGTGTAGGTGACGTAGTTGTTGGCCGCGGAGCCGATGCGCAGCGTGATCCCGCTGGTGGCCGCCAAGCGGTGCGCGTAGACCAGCAGGGCAACGGTCTTGTTCGCCAGCGCGCCGGCAGCCAAGCCGCTGGCGAAGGTGCGGATGTTGCCGTAGGTCAGGCTGTTGCCGTCCACCAGGACTTTGCCGTCCACCAGGATCGCGGCGCCCTCGCGCCGGAACATCGACGGGCCGGCCGTGGTGTTGGCGGCGCTGACGTATGCCGCGGCGGCGTTCGGCGTGGTCAGCTCGGTCGAATAGGCCCAGGGGGCGGCGCTGAACTGGTTTGGGCCGGCCAGGCGCACCCAGGGTGACGGGCCATCCACAAATGCGGTGGACAGCGACTGGCCGTTGCTCAGGAAATTGACGGGATTCCTAGCCCCTGACACCAGGGCTTGAGTAGCCAGAGTCTGCTGCGGCGTCAGCACGCCGACAGAGCCAAACCGCCCGCCCGCGCTCGGCTCGGTGACAGTCCAGCCGCCAGCCCCCAGCGTGGCAAGCCCAGGGGAAACGCTGTTCGCGTCGGCCATTTCAGTTCTCCATCAGGGAATCAGGCGGCCTTGACCGAGCGCTGCATCGCAGTCTCGGCAGCCATGGTCTGCATCTGCTGGGCCTGCGCTGCCTGCTGCGCCTGCGCCTGCTGCTGCGCGCGCTGCTCGCGGAACGCGGCCAGCTGGTCCTCGTCGCGGATGACCTTGAGCGGCACGCCCAGGCCCTCGACGATCACGTCGACGGTGGCGTCGAAATCCACCTTGTCGAGCGCGGCCGCCGCGGCGGGCACGGCCTGGCCCAGATTCGCCAGCGCGGTGAGGTTGCCCGTCATGCGCTCGACGGCGGCCACGTCCTCCTGCTTCTGGGCACGGGCCAGCGGGTTGTTGTACTTGACCTTGAGGTTCTGGCCGCCCAGCGACTCGGGCGCCATGCCGAACACGCCGGCGCGGTACATCAGACCGAAGCAGCGCTCGACCAGCGGCGCCAGGTACTCGGCCTGCAGCCGGCCGTAGATCGGGCCCAGCAGCTGACGGATCAGGCCCACGCGCACGTGCACCTCGGTCGCGGTCATGGCCGGCCCGTCCTGCGGCTGCAGCTGGTCGGCCATCAGGATCTTGCGGATGGCCGCGTGGTACTGCGCCACGCGCGCGTCGGCCAGCTGCCAGTTGCCGCCCGCGCTGAGCTGCTTCATGGAGTCGACCGAGTTGGCGACGATAACCTTGCGCGGCCCGACCTTGACGGTGCGCGGGTTGAGCACGCCGTCGTCCTCGGCGATCCACATCCCCGCGATGGCCAGCTCGGCGTTCATGCGGTCCATGCGCAGGAACTCGTTGAGCTCGCGGGCGTCGGGCAGCGCGTCGAACATGGGGCCGATCGCGTACACGCTGTCGGGAATCACGGCCCAGCGCGGCACGATCACAGGCATCTCGTGGTAGCCGCTCTCGCGCAGCAGCTGCTTCGAGTCGACCTCGAAATGGCAGGAGGCGATCGGCAGGTTCTTGGCCAGGCGCGCGCCCACGGCGTAGGTGCTGCGCGGGTAGATCGCGTGGCAGATCGTCACCGGCGCGTCGGGGTCGACCTCGGCCTTCTTCGCCGTGTCGGCCGAGACCTTCTCGACGCCGAACTCCTTGACGGCCTGCTCGGCGGTCAGGGTGTACTCGCGGAACACGGTGTCGACCAAGCCGCCGGCCTTGGTGGTCGAGCAGAAGCAGCTGGACAGCGGCCACTGCGTGAAGGTGAAGCCGCCGGCATCGCGGTCCACGTCGATGTAGAGCGCGAACCAGCCGGCGCCCACCAGGTCGAGCGCACACTCGAACGCGGCGGCATCGAAAGTCGAGGCGTGGATCTCCTCGTGGAGTTGCTTTCCCTTTTCGTCGAGCCAGCGACGGCCCTCGCCGTCGGCGCCCGTCACGTCGAGCAGCGCCCAGATCGAGCTCGACGGCGTGGCGCCCGAGACGATCGCGGCGGCCAGCGTGCGGCCGGCATCGGTGGCGGCGGAGTGCAGCAGCCGTGCCTTGCGGTCCAGTGCCTGCTGCGCGTCGAGCGGCGCACCGCCTTGCAGCCCTGAAGCCCGGATCGGAAAGGAGTGGTCGAAGCAGTCGCGCCACACCGACTCGTGCGGCTGGCGCAGCTGCTTCAGGCGCGTGAGGCGCTTGCAGAGGGCGTCGACGTTGGCCGGCATCAGACAGCCTGCATGCGGTCAGGCGACCTCGGGATGCCTCCACCGGCGCGGCCCATGCCGCCGCTGGGCGACCCAGCGCCCAGGGCCGTGCCGGCGCTGTAGCCGGCCGAGGTGCCCGGGTAGTACGACGCAACGCGCGCGGCCGCAGCCGGGCCGCCGGAGGCCAGCGCCGTGCCACCGGCAACACCGCCGAGCGCGTCACCGGTGCCGCTCGGATCGCCCAGTGCCAGCGCGCTGCTTCGCCGGCGGCGCTTGGACTCGGCGAGCTTGGCGTTCGCGGCGACCTGTGCGGATGTCTCGGCCTCGGCCGCCTTGCGCGCGTCCTCGTCCTGCTGCGCGCGCATCGCATCCTGCTGGCCGTGGATGGCCTTGCGCTGCTGGTCCGCGCTGTACGCGCTGGCAGCGACCGCGGTGCCGGCGCCGATCATGGCCCACGTGGCGGCAGAGATTCCGAAGCTCATGCGTGTTGCTCCAGCGGCACCACCGGTGTCGTGCCGAGGGTGAGCCGGCGCGACTGCAACCGGCCCGAGTCTTCGACCAGCGTGTCTTCGAGCACCGACACGTCGCGCTCGTTCTTCGGGTTCGCGTGCACCGTCGTCCACCAGGTGTCGGCGTGCGCGTACCCGACGCGCTTGGCCCCGGGCTGCGATGGCAGCACGTGGTGGCCGGTCAGCCGGCGCATGCCCGCCTCGGTCCACACCGTGATGTCGCCGACGGCGATGTTGAGGTGCTCGGCCTTGTGTGCCGCGCCGGTCAGCACCGTCCCGGCCGGGATCAGGATCGTCCGGGCCACGAGGCCGTCGGCGAAGTGGTGCCACGTGCCGAGCTCGACGCCGTGGCCCTGCGCCTCGGCCTGCAGCAGCAGCTCCTCGAACCGCACGATCTGCTCGCGCGTCGGCGCGCCGGGCAGCAGCAGTTCGTCGCCGTGCGCAGCGCGTTCTTCGCTGAGGGCCTGGCGCAGCAGCATGCTCAGGCCCGCCGTGCGTAGTAGCCGTCGACGCAGAGGTAGCTCGTCACCGGCTCGGGCAGCCGCTTCTCGTCGATGGCCTGCTGCACCTGGGCGACCGTCATGCTGCCCGTGGCGCTGGCGGCCAGCTTCTCCTTGCCGTGCGGCGTCTCGGGCTCGTACACCACCTGCGGCAGCTTGGGCTGGCTGGACGCAGCAGCGGCGCGCAGCCGCTCGTTCTCCTCGGCCTGGGCCGCCAGCTGGGCCTCGAGCTCGGCGATCCGCGCGTCGGGATCGGCAGCAGCTTCGGTCGAGGTGGTCAACGCGGCCTGCTCCTGCGTCGCGGTGGTGCTGTCGTCGGCGGAACCGGCGGTGTCCGGTGCGGGTGCTCCCGGCGTCTGGACGGGCTGCGAGGCGGATCGACCCATGGCTTTCGCTCCTTTGCGGGTGGGTGGTGGGGATGAACCGGCGGTGTCCGGTGCGGGGGAATGGTCAGCGAGGCCTGCGGGCGGTTTCCAGCCAGGGACCTACCTCGCGTGTGCCGACAGCGGGCGGCGATCGACAGGCGCGAAGATCCGGGCCTTCCCGGTGAGACGAACCCAGCGGTCGAGCAGGCGCTCGCCGTCGCCGTGCTTGGGCTCGCTGCCGTCCATCCAGCCGCGCAGCGTGCCGCGCGCAACGCCGAGCGCGGACGCCAGGCGCTCCTGCGGGCACGGGACGCGCACGTCGGGATTGCCAGGGTCGGGCTCGCCCAGCATGTAGGCGATGTCGCCCAGCAGCCTGGGCCAGTCGATACGCGGTGCCGTCATCAGGTCATGGTCCTCTGCCCGAAGTGCGCCAGCAGCAGAGCGTCGGCGCGGTTGTGGTCCTTCTTCCGCTTCAGGTGCGACTCGGCCAGCGGGTACAGCGCCCGGGCCTTCTCGATGCCGTCGGCCTTCTCGCTGCCGATCAGCCCGTACCAGCGCTTCCACGTCGCAGGCTGCACCGCACGCACGTCGAGGCGCGCCAGCTCGAGCACCGTCTCGACCACGCCGCGCGAGTGCATCAGCGAGCCCTGCGACTGCGGTGAGTTGGCACGGCCGGGCATCGTGTGCACGTCCTCGATGAGCGCCAGCGCCACCTCGCCAGGCGGGACGAACTGGCGGACCAGCTCCATCAGCCCGCGCGCGTCGATGCGCCTGCGCACCATGCGCTTGCCCGGGATCTCGAGCGTCGGCAGGTCCGCCACGCTGCAGGTGCCGCGAGCGTCCACCGCGGCCAGGGCGCCGGTGACGCCGATGTCAACAGCGATGACTATGGTCATGCCGCCCTCCTGATGCCGCGACTGACGACGCTGATGTGCCGCGGCGTGACGCCGAACTGCTGGGCGAGGTCAACGCATCGTCGACCAGCGCTGCGCATGGCGCGGATCGCAGCGCAGTCGGCATCGGTGATCTTCGCGTTTGGGTGCCGCTCGCCGGCGTCCTTCCACGCCTGAGAACCAGGCCGGCACTTGCTCACGCGGTCCGCGATGTTGTCGTCGTTCGTACCGAGGAACAGGTGATCGGGCCGCACGCACCGCCGGTTGTCGCAGCGGTGCAGCACGTGGAGGCCGGCCGTGATTGGCCCGTTGAAAGCCTCCCACGCCAGCCGATGGGCAAGAACCGCCTTGGCTACAGCAGCCCCGCCGATGCGGCCCACGCCGTAGCCGCCAGCATTCAGCGAGCCGCACCACTCCCAGCAGCTGTCTCCGATCGACGTGCGTTCCGCCACGAACGTCAGCGCGTCGCTGACTGGCTTCCGTTTGGCGATCACGACGCGCACCTCACGACGCCCCAGGCGACCAAGACCCAGAACACGGCCAGCACCAGCAGCACCCAGCGCAGCGCGCTCGGATCGCGTGGCACGTTGGCCGGGCAGCGCCGGCCCTGCAGGCAGTGGCCCGAGCACGGCGGGCACGACTCGACGATGGCGCGGTACGCCTCCCGCTCATTGCGCGGATGCATGGCTCTCCTCCCAGGCCCCGACGGGGCGATGAATCACGACGGGGTGTTCGATGCCGACGCCATCGGCACCGGGCACGCATAGCCGTTCGGCCGGCTGCCGCCGATCCGTGGCGTGGAAGTGCGGGCAGTGATCGCGCTTCGCGCACCAGCCGCCCATGCAGGCCTGCGCCGGGGACCAAAACGCGCGGGCGCGCGCGGTCTCAACGGCGGGCATCACGGCTCCACCTCCTGCTGCAATGCCTGGTCCTAGGCACGCTGCAGCGCGGCTTCCTGCTCCTGCGGCGTCGAGTAGCCGGTCATCTTTCGGCGCAGCTCGCGCAGCTTCTCGCGAGCCTGCGCTGCCAGCTCGGGGTTGAACGTCTGCTGCTCGGGCGCGGCGATACGGCGCTGCGTCGGGTCGGCGGGCGTCGCCCATGCACCCTTCGCGAACTCGGCGGTGAGTGCAGCGGCCCAGCGCTTGCGGCATTGCTCGAAGCTGCTGCTGCGCAGCTCGAAGCCGAACTGCCGCCCGGCCCAGTACACCGCGGGATGCGTCCACGCGAAGCGCTCGCCCTTGGCGTGGCTGGCCATGCCCTGCTCGGCCTCGATCCACGCGACCTCGGGGTCGAGTGCAGGCCGGCACAGGTGCAGGAACTCGGGCAGGTTCGGCGCGAACTTGCGCGTGCGCGTGGCTGCCAGCCCGCGCTTGACCTCCTCGGCGCTGAAGCCCGCCAGGGCCTCGGCCCATTCCGCCTTCACGCGGTCGGGGTCCGCGCTGGCGTAGACGTTCGACATCGAGCCGCCGAGGATGGCCGCGAGGCGTGCGAACAGGTCTTCGACCCATCGGGTCGGTACCGGCGTGCCGTCAGGGGACAACACGGGCATCGACATCGACGACGTTGGCGGGGTCGGCTGCAGGGGCTGGTCCATGGCTTCGGTCCTTGCCCGTGAGGGCGTTCATGGTGGCGATCTGGCGGTCGACGGCGGTGCGTCGTCCGGGTGGTGGTGCGTCGGTGGCCATCGGCCCGCGGTGCATGGCCTGGGCTGCCTGGGCTGCTTCGATCCGCTGGCGCTTGAGCGCGCCGATCGCGTAGGCGAAGCCCTTGCCCTTGCCCGCAGCGGTCTGCGCTGCACCGACGAACTCGGCCTCTGTGGCGCCGGCGTCGATGAGGGCCAACAGGTCGGGGTGCCCGGGGTTGGTGTCGGCGATGCCTGAAGCCCTCATGGCGCGGCACACGAGCCCGGCTCGGGTGGGCTGCCCGGCATCCGTGGTCGGCTCAGGCGGTGGGGTGGTCGGCACACGCGCAACACCGGTGGCAGTAGCACGGCGTGTGTGTGTATTTCTGTCCCTGTCTACTGTCCACTGTCCCTGTCCACTGTCTAAGCCATCCCCGGCGTCCCCGGAAGCGTCCCCGGAAGCGTCCCCGGAAGCGTCCCCGGAAGCGTCCACGGAACGTCTCCGGAGATTCGTCATGGCGTCCTCCACGGCGTGTTCCAGCGCCTCGATACTGCGGTTCTTGGGCACTGGCACTCCGAGTTCGCGTAGTTCGGCAGACAGTTCTTTGAGGCGCTTGCGGTACCGTTCCTTGCGGTCCTCTTCGTTCTCGCGCACCTCGCGGAACTGCTCACGACGGCCCCAGGCCTCCATCGCTGCTTCGGCGATGACAGGGTGGTACAGCCTGCCGTCGGAGCACTTCACGAAGCCACGCAGCGCCATCGCCTTGACCTTGCGCCAAGCCGGCCCCGCCCCGCTGCGCGCGGCCAGGATGCGGTCGTCGTCGGGCAGGCTTGCGGCTGGCTGCTGGTGCCAGGCGAAGCACCACAGCATCACCGCCGCGCGGAATTCGTCGCCTGTCGCAAGCACCATCAAGTCGGAATCACGCAGCCGGCCGACGTGCAGCGGCATGAAGCTGAAGTCGCGCAGGTCGACCTCGGCGGGGACAAGTGGAGCGTGCAGATCGAGCGACAAGATCACCACCAAAAATCAGAGCGCGGCGAGGGCAACCGCATGCACTGTCGCCACGCACAGAACCTCGCTCTCGGGGTTCTTCAGCCTGTCGGCAAGGTAGGTGGCGTTCACAGAGTTCGCGTAGCGGTGCGCCTCCAGTTCGTCGTGAAACGGCGCCACGTCATCCGGGCCTGCCACATGCACGGTGAATCGCGGCTTGTCTGCCGCCAGCGTGGCGCCACCAGCAGGCCCGCACAGCGCGTAGCAGAGGTTCTGCACCAGGGCGTCGGGATCGAAGTCCTGTGCCTGCCCGCACATCGTGGCACCCCGGATGGCGTAGCGCGCGGCGGCGGTTACGGCCTGGCGCTGTGCGTTGGTCAAGATCGGGCGCGGCGTCTCCGCAAAGTCGTCGCGCTCGTTGTCCCACTCGCCGCGGGGCGCATAGAGCCAGTGGTCTTTCGGCAGCGGCCAGCTTGCGGTGGCAAACGCGCTGCCATCCGGCAGAACAGTGCATTGGTTGTCCATCATCAGTCCTTTGTTGGGCGCGCTTCGTGGGTAGGCGCCTAACCCGGCGCTCAAGCGGACGGCTTGCAGCCGCCGCTTAGCTCTGCGTTAGGCGTCATGCTCTTGCTCGCGCATCGCCATATCAATTGCGTCCCGCAAACTACCAAGGTTGGCGGTTACGCAGTGCGTCGGCAGTTGCACATTGCCAATGCCGTTGCTCGGGTCGGCCAGCCAATCCAGCCGGGCTGCGTCTGCTCGCAGACGGACGTTCTCCCGCTCAAGCTCGCGCATCTTGTTCGCCGCCTGCCTCATCGCTTCGGCCTTCACTGGCGTCGCCGCATTGGTGGCTTCGCGCTCCAGGTATCCTGCGTATCTTTGGGTCATGCTCACTCTTCAACCTCCTGCGCCTAACCCGGCGCTCAAGCGGACGGCTTGCAGCCGCCGCTTAGCTCTGCGTTAGGCATCAACAAGACCGCCAGCCGCTTCGTACTGCTGCTTCAGGCGCTCCAGCGTGCGCAGATCGCTCAGGCGCTGCCGCTCGGCTTCCTGCGCGCGGTAGGCGTCACGCTCGGCGCGTTGTTTGTAGGCGGCTTGCTGATGCGCAAGCACGCCCGCCTGCGCTTCGGACTCTGTGGCAAAAATGTTCTTGCCGTAAGTCCAGATAGTGCCGCTGCCCACTCCAGTCTCAACGCACATGTACTCTTCTTTGTAGCAGGGTTCTTCAGTAAAGAACCGGGCGCGTGGCAGCGTCTCAGTCACGCGAATCTGCCCCACAGTCAGTCGCTGAATCGTTGGGTCAAGGCCGCCGCTTACGCCAAACGCTTCGCCGCCCAGCTTAAGTTTCGTCGTAAAAGTTCCCATCGTTGTTTCTCCATCTATCGTTCGTTGATGCCTAACTGTCGCTTCAAGCGGACGGCCTTCGGCCGCCGCTTAAGCTGGCGTTAGGCAGCATCAAGCCGCCCGCGCAGCGCTGCCATTGCCTTCTGCACATGCCATGCCGTACTTCCTGGCTTCGCCTTCTTGGTGCTCGGGAACAGCTTGGCACCCAGCTCGTCCAGGTACTCGCTGGAGAATTGCAGCGCCTCCAAAGCCTGCCGCATCAACGCCTCGTCGCTTTCAATCATGCTGGCCGCGCACACAGGGCAAACGTGCGAGCGACGGCGCTTTGTCGTGCTGCATGGGTCGGCGCAAAGCGATTGACACGGCTCGCCGCCGATAGGGCAGTAGTCGGGCCTCATGCCTTGGCCCCGCTCCGCTGCTGGCGCGCAAACCGCTCAAGCATCCGCGCTGCAATGGTGCCGTCGTCGCAGTTGTGCAGCGTCATGGTTGCGCCATTGCGTCCCTCGACGCAGATCGCAAACGCCCGCTTGTCGGCAATCGCCAGCCGCAGCGCAGCGCAGATTTCCTCAAGCCCTTCCGTGGCGTTGCGCCATCCGGCATAGTGGCCGTCGCGGTAGGCGTACTTCTCGCGGTCGCTGGTGCCGTCCGTCAACCACCCGGACATGCTGCACGTCTGTTCGTAAGCCACCTGTTCCGGGTGGTTCGGCGTAAATGGTGCTTTCACAGTAGCGCCCCCTCGTGTCTGTGCGGGTCTTGCGCGCGGTCAATGGCTTCGAGCATCTCGCGCAGTTGTTCGGCCTCGTCGCCGTCCTCGGGGTCAATCGACCGAATCACGCCTGCGGCATCGCCCAGCAGGCCCAGCAGCACAGCGTTCTCACCGCGCAGCCGCTCAATTTCCTGCGCCGCTTCCTCGCCCACCGTGCCGTCACAGTGATGCGTGCCAATCGTGCGCAGGTTGTGCAGTAGCAAGTCCATCTCGTTCTCCAACAATGCTGCCTAACACGTCATTCCAGGCGACGGCCTACGGCCGCGCCTGAATTCCGGCGTTATGCAGCACCCTCACGCCACCGCCCTCGGCGACGGCCGTTCCAGCTGCTCGATGCGCTCGGGGTTCAGGCACGCGAGCAGGTGGCGCTGCGAGGCCTCGACGCCCTTGGCGGGCCACAGGGCGATGCCGGCGACCTTGCTGCCGCCGATCGCCTTGACGCACTCGATCAGCGTTTCGTAGATCCCGTCGGGGGCGGTTCCAACCGATTCCAACTCGCGCGAACGAGGTTGTAGTGCGTCGGATGCAGCGGAGCGACCGCGCGATGACGATGTGGCCATGACCTACGCCCCCGCCTGTTCGCGCAGCACACCCCACGCTACGTCAGGGCGGAGTTCCTCGCACAGAACGGGCTGCCCCTTCTCTCGCGTTGCGCGCTCAATCGCAGGGCATTTCTCGGCGGGAACCCGCCGGTCGGTGTTGAACCACGGCCAGACATGACGCCGATCCGGATACCCGCACGCAGACGCAAGAGCGGCTTGCCCTCCAAGGATCTCGGCTGCGCGCAGCAGGGCCCGTCGTTCGGGAGTGAGTGGTGTGTCCATGAGCGCTAGTCTACTCGCCGTAGACGAACCGCGTCAACGACGCGTAGATTCCACTGGCGCGCCCCTCTGTACCGTCTACCCGTAGTTGACATCAGATGTCTACGCGCTGTAGACTTGCTCCAACGACAAACGAAAGGAGCACGCGATGTCGATCAAGTTCCAGCACACCCCGGGGCCGTGGGTCGCGGCCCGCGCCGCCATCGCCAAGGCCACGAAGGCATCGACACCCGTTGTCGACGAGGTGGCAGCGTGAGCGGCGGCCTGCACCCCATCTTCGCCGGCATCGTCGCGTCGATCCAGACGGCGCCGGTCGCCCTGCGCGAAGCCCAGCGCCGAGCCTACGTGACGCTGCTGCAGCGGCACGACTGGTCGCACGAGTTCAGCGATGACCACAGCGCCTACACCCGCGGCCGCGAGCAGCTGGCCGAGCTGCGCCTCGTGCAGCGCGAGATCGACCCCGACTTCGAGATCTGGAACCAGCACTGCCCGCCCCAGTGCGTCAACGGGAGGATCTACCAATGACCGCCACCAACAGCCGGCGCGTGCTGCCGACTCGGCGCAGCTTGTGGTTCCGCCTCGTCCGAGCCTGTCGCCTGCGCGTCCTGCGCTGGCAACTGGACTGCCTGCGTGATGAGCGCAAGCACTACGCCGGCACGGGCCTGACCGGTCCGATCTACCTGCGCAACAGCTTCCAGCAGGAGCTGGGCCTGCTCGCGCGCATTCGTCAACTGGAGCAAGCATGAACGCACGCGAAGACTGGCTGAAGGCCAGAACCACCGGCATCGGCGGCAGCGATGTCGCCGCCATCCTGGGCCTGTCGAAGTGGAAGACCCCGCTGCAGGTCTACCAGGAGAAGCGCGGCGAGATCGAGCCGCAGGCCGACAACGACGCCATGCGCTGGGGCCGCTATCTCGAGCCCGTGGTGCGCCAGGCCTACGCCGACGAGACCGGCAACGAGGTGCGCGTGCTCGACGAGTTGGTGCGGCACCCCGCCAACGACTTCATGATCGCCAACCTCGACGGCTTCGTGCTGCCGACGGACGGCCCGCGCCGCGTGTTCGAGGCCAAGACCGCGCGCACCGGCGACGGCTGGGGCGAGCCTGGCAGCGACCAGATCCCGCAGCCCTACCTGCTGCAGGTGCAGCACTACATGGCCGTGACCGGCTTCGTGGTGGCCGACGTGGCGGTGCTGATCGGAGGCAGCGACTTCCGGCTCTACGAGGTGCCCGAGGATCGCGAGCTGCAAGACATGATCTGCGACGCCTGCACCGAGTTCTGGGAGCGCGTGAAGGCGGGCGAGCCGCCTGAGCCGGTGAGCTATGCCGACGTGCAGGCGCGCTTCGGCCGCGCGTCCAAGACCAACAGCGTGCTGGCCGGCGACGACGTGCTGCAGGCGCTGCAACAGCTGCGCGAGTTGAAGACCCAGGCCAAGCACCTCGAGCTGGCCGAGGAGCAGTGGAAGGCCGTCGTGATGAAGGCCATGGGCGAGAGCGACACGCTCATCGACGCCCGTGGCGACATCCTGGCCACCTGGCGCGCCTCGGCCGCGCCGATGCGATTCGACTTCGCTGCCTTCAAGACCGCGCACCCGGACCTGCACGCGCAGTTCCTAAAGGCCGGTGAAGCGTCGCGCCGCCTCCTGCTCAAGTAACGCCCTACCGACCACCGGAGACCCTGACCATGAACGAAGTTGCAACCCGCCCGGCCAACCCATTCGGCGACGCCCAGGTAGCGGCGCGGCCCAGCGGCAACGCCGTCGCGCAGACCGACCAGCAGCGCGCGATCGCCGAGGTGCAGGCCGCAATGGTGATCGCGCGCATGAACCCGCGCGATCCAGTGGCCGCGATGGATCGCATCCTCAACGCATGCACGCGCCCGACGCTGGCCGACGCGGCGGTGTACCAGTACAGCCGCGGCGGCTCCGACGTGTCGGGCCCGTCGATCCGCCTGGCCGAGGCGATGGCGCAGCAGTGGGGCAACATCAAGACCAGCGTGCGCGAGCTCGAGCAGGCCAACGGCGTGTCGACCGTGCAGACCATCGCCTGGGACCTCGAAAGCGGCTACCAGTGCGACAAGGTCTTCCAGGTGCCGCATATCCGCCACACGCGCCAAGGCGCCAAGCGACTGGAAGACCCGCGCGACATCTATGAGCTCATCGCCAACCAGGGTGCGCGCCGGCTGCGCGCGTGCATCCTGGCAGTGATTCCTGGCGACGTGACCGAGGCTGCCGTCGCTCAGTGCGAAGCGACGATGAAGGCCAAGGCCGACACGTCTCCCGAGGCCGTGAAGAAGATGCTCGACGCCTTCGCGACGTTCGGCGTGAGCCGCGAACAGATCGAGCGTCGCATCCAGCGCCACATCGATGCCATCCAGCCAGCGCAGATCGTCGCCCTGAAGAAAGTCTACGCCAGCCTGCGAGACGGCATGAGCTCAGCAGCGGACTGGTTCGACCCGATCGAGGGCGAGCAGCAGGCGGCAACCGGAGCGCCCAGCGCGGCCGACAAGGCGAAGGACGCGATCCGCGCGCGCGGCAAGAAGCCCGAGCCCACCGCCGCGCCGGCGCCGGCCCAGCCGCCGGCCAAGACGGTCGAGCAGTACAAGGCCGACATCGAGAACGCCACCGGCATCGAGATCGCGCAGCTGGTGATGGACGAGGCGCGCGACGTGCTCACGCCGACCGAGCTGGAAGACCTGCAGCAGGCCTACCGCATGGCGTGGGAGAGCTGACCCGATGGCCACCCAGACGCGCATCTACAAGGTGGCCCCGGCCAGCGAGGGCGGCACCGCCCGGCTGGTCCGGGCCTCGCACCCGTCGCACGCGCTGCGGCACGTGGCGGCCGACGCCTTCACGGTGAAGGTCGCATCGCAGGATGACCTGGTGGCCGCATTCGAGCGCGGCACCAAGGTCGAGACCATCGCCGCCGAGCAGCACGAGCTGCCGACCTGAACAGTTTCCCGGGCGCTGCGGGGTGGGCCTTCTCCTCCCTAACCCTCCCTGATTCCCACGCCGCGCCGGTCCGCCGGCCGCCCGCCTTCTTCACCATCACCAGGAGCATCCGATGAAGTTCCCCGGCACCAACAGCATGACCCTCAGCGAGGACGCCATCAAGGCCGCGCTCGCTGCCCAGATCGAAGCGCTCCAAGGCGCCGACGTGCGCATCACGTCGATCGACATGCGCAGCTACCCGACGCGCCTGACCGTCGAGTTCACCACCGATCCCGAACGCGCCCAGCTCGTACCGATGACCGGCAGCGCCGAGGCGGCCTGATCACCCCACCATCCAGGAGCCCCGCACCATGCCCAGCCAGTTCGCCATTGAGTCGATGGCCAAGGTCACGATCTTGAACGTCAACGTGCGCAGCGAGCTGCACGGCGACGAGCACGTGCCCGCGGCCGACATCAGCGTCAAGCTGACCACCAGCAACCACATCCTGTCGGAGTTCGACGGCGCGCTGCGCGGGATGCTCTACCAGAAGGCCAAGGGCGAAGCGGCCCAGGGCCAGCTCGAGGGCGTCGAGCCCGTCACCGACATGCCGCTGTTGCGCTGCACGACGATCGAGCAGCCGCTGAAGCTCAAGAGCGAGTACGTCGGCTACACGCTGACCATCGACCGCGGCCTGGGCGGTGGCTCGAACATCGTCGTCGGCGAGTGCTCGGTCAACAAGGTGCGCGCCGACTGCAAGGAGGGCGGCACCGTCGACCTGCTGTTCCGCGTGCAGGCCTCCAACCTGAAGGAAGACGTGATCGGCAAGCTAGCCACGCTGATCGGCTGCGAGACGAGCATCATGCTCACGCCGCCGGCGGTGAAGCAGGCGCCGATCGACGGCACGGTCAAGGCCTTCGAGCGCGACAAGGCGAAGAACGGAAAGGGCGCCGCCAAGGATGCGACCGAGACGTTCGTGGAGCAGCACGGGGGCAAGACAGCCTGACCATGCTCTACCTGACCGACGCCGAGATCGCCGACCTGTGCGCGCCGCTGACGCATCAACAGCACAGACCATGAAGGCA